CACTAATCGTAGTCGTCAACGATGGCATACTTAATACACTCCTCTGGGGAGAGGTAAATGTCCCGCTTCAACAGTTTTTTCAACTTTTTCTCCGGAATTTTAGTCATGGACGTGTACGTGTTGCGAATCATATCCATAAATTTGGAACACGTCCGCATCTCATCCTTCATCTCTTCAAACTTTCCCCAAAACCCACCTGTAGAAAGCTGGTGAATGAGCACATGGGCGTTACGACCTACCTTTCTTTCTTTGCCACCGAGAAGCATAAACGTTGCGGCTGAACAGCAAGCACCTAAGGCGACGGTTATGGTGTGGACCCTACTCTTTTGGATGACATTCATCGCAGAAAAACCAGAAAACAAGTCGCCGCCATCGCTCATGATGTTTACGCGAATGGTCGGGACGTAGCCTATGAGGTCACTGGACATTTTCAACAACCAAGATTCCAACTTACGAAATTTTTCGGTAAACTCCAAGATGTTTTCGGGAGTGATGTCTCCGTAGTAGAAGATTTCATTACCGATGACTTTTGCGACTTCAAGCACTTCTTCATCTTCTTCAGTTTCCTTGTTCAAGTAGGGCATTTTTCAGTTTCTTCTTAATTGTATTGACGTCCCTTGGTTTTAATTTATTTGTAAGACACAAATGATTCATGGTATCAAAATCTTGGGGTGTTATGTCATAACATAACATTTTATCATAGTACCCAAGACCTGCATATTTTTGTAATAAACTAAGTGCTTCTATGGAAATGTTATTATTACGCAGTTGAATGTTGTACAACTTTTTCGCGCGCATTTTATAGTTTCCATGTTTTGTCCAACACGACCCAGGTCTGATTTTATCTTCACGCAGATGACCTTTCATGTGAAAACGAGGTATCGTGATGGCAAAATGTGCAAAATATTGCATCACGTTCCATTCATTATTTAAAGAACTGTACATTGCATTGTCAAAAATATCTGCATCTGAAAATGCCATACTCGCACCAGAGGTATTTACATCTTTAGAGTCCACGTAATTTTCTTGAAAAATTGACCACATGTGTCCATGTTCATATAACTTTTCAGGTTTAAATGTATATGTTGGGTCGCACAAGATTTTATATATAATATCCTTTGGATTTTCAAAAACATCTTTCCTATCTGAACCATCCAGGTAGTGGAGATAGTCTCTGATGTTACCACGACATCGCACCGCCGCGCCTTCGTCATACCTATCTAAACACACACGTCGGAGGGTTTCTGGGCCGTGACGTGGGATTTCAATAAATGTAAAACCAGGGTATAAACAAAAATGCGATGATAACACAACCAAAGACCCTTCGGTGAGACGGTCGCCTTCAGCCACTCTCTCCACCGTAGCTTTAAGAATTAAATTATCTGGTTCGTAATCTTCAATGAACAGATGCTTCGTTGACCCATGAATAAGTTGTGAAAATAAACTCTTTGAACGTAAAAGGTCTGTCGTGAGCTCTATGCTATTCCCGTCATCTAACACACACTCTCGTAAATATGTCTTCCCCGTACCACACGCACCGTAAATGAAGACATTTTTATTCTCTGTGAGACAGTGTTTTAATTTTTCTACGCGGTCGCCATGAATATTTGTGGCATCAGGGGGTTTCTTTTTTTGTGGAGTAATTTTAATAAACTTATCCATGACTGATACTGATAAAGATTTAACAGACCAAGCCTTGGAAGTCTTAGATACAAAGGTAATTAGTCCTTTAAAAAAGAAAATGTTCCCATATCTATGTGCAGTTGGTGTATTTAATATAGTGATTCTTCTATTACTTATTTATCTTGTGGTGGCTCTTCGACGGCAACTTCCATCAGTTCAGCCCTCTTCTTAAGTTCGTCCTCAAGTTTTTGATTCTTCTTTGAGACTTGTGTTTTACCTCTCAACTCTTCGAGCTCTTTCTTTGTTTCATCTTGTTGTCTTTGTGCGATGGTGTCCACCACTTTTTTGAAAAACTTTTTCGGTGGAGGTTCGTCAGAACCTTGGATTTTTTGAAGGTCGGTTATAAGTTCTTCTTTACTTTTATCACTCTTAATTAACCCTTTCATCTTAGAGATGACTGAATTTTCCAAGACGGCACTAAATGTTTGAATTGGGTTGATGTGAACAATTTCAGGTTTAGTAAGACGGTCATCCGATGGGAACTCTTTCTCAAACATCGCCAACACAGGGGCTGGGATGGATGGGCTTTGTTCAATCAAGGTGTCGTACTCCCCTTTCATGAGTTCAACCATGTCCGCGCCATCGCGAGACCGGTCAACGAGGGGCAAGGCCAACTCCAAACGAACGACGCGAGAAAACTTACCAAACTGCATCGCCGCCACACGATGGGCTTCCATCAGCTCACTCACTTTCAGAAATTGAGAAATCGTCGCGATGAGACCAGCGATGAGGTTCAGGCCACCAATACTTGGCGCCACGTACGGTTGAAGTCCCGCAGGAAACTGTTCTTGGGCAAAATTTGCCGTACCCGTTATTGTTGATAGAACAATAACTGGTAATGTATAGTGCATATTTGATTTTCTGTATTTTAAAAAAGCCTGATAGTGCATCCAACGGTAGCATGCCGCACTCTCACCCCACCCCCTTAAAATACTTTCCTGTTGAGGGTGCCAAATTTTAGGTAATTTTTTATCTTTTTCCATCTTAGAATAAGATGAATATAATTTTCGCACTTCACACCGTGTTATTATTATTTCTCATCATCATTCCTTTCGTAAATGATGAGCGCATGTTACAGATGTACTCCATACTGATTCCATTCATCTTTTACCACTGGAGCGTGAACGATGACACGTGTGCCATGACCCAACTGGAAACGTACATGACTGGTAAAAACAAGGATGAAACATTTTTCCATCGCCTGGTGTCTCCAGTGTACAAAATGGATGACACCGCTGCAAATAATTTATTGAAAAGTTTATTGTTCTTTCTCTGGATGTTTGTTCAGTACAGGTTGGAACGATTTAAAATAGTTCAAGATGACTTACGACGTATTATGGAGTCTATGAGAACTAAATAATTTCCAAACAGTGCAACATTTTTTAACACATCTTCAAGGTCCATTAATATATTCTGAGATTATAGTAAGAAGATGCCTCCTCGCGTGCGCACGCGCGCCAATAGGAATAGGACACCGTCTAGAAGTCCAACACCAAACAGACCAGAGGATGACCCTTTCTTGATGAGTCCAGAGACGAAGCGTCAAAAAGCACTTCAGGAACAGTACACTCAGACACAGAAGAATGCAAATGAACGAGCGAAAAAATACGCAAAAGCATTTGAAAAATTTTTAAAAAATAACACAAATGTTAACAATAAACTTGTAAAAAAATTTAAAAATATTCAAAACAATAAAAATAAAAATCACTTACAAACAAATAATAAAAATTTCAAAAATAATGTACAACTGATGAACAGACCAACATATTTATTGAGTGATGTCCTCAACAGTAACAATGGGAAAATTCGTCATGTATATTCCAGAGACTATCTCAATAAAGTTTTTAAAAACAAAACCATCCACCGTGGACCACACACAGGCGTGCCTACCTCACCTGATATGATGCGCAATTATAATGGGGTGAATATTAACGCACGACGACACGCTATTTTTAAAACACAAAAGGCATTGTTAATATCAGTCTATGGAAGACAAACATATTACGATACAAAACTCCAAACAAAACACGTCACAGGTCAACTCCAATACCATCACATAAAACTCGCACATTTCGTGACAATGGCGACGAGAGGTGGGACATTTATGGATTTCATCAAAAAGTTTTTACGCATCGGTGGGGAGAGAGTGATACTCTTAAAAAATTTACACAACATCACAGAAAAAGAAGTCAACCAGGTGATTGGTATTGTGAAATTGTTTGGACAATTGGAAGTAGAAACACCTGACATGTACCTCCCATTCATTCACCAACTTCGTGTCATTTTCTTTGCACAAAGATTTAATGGTGTTCCACCAGTTATTCAAAAAATATTAAATAATTACAAACCGTTCTATAAAGAATTTAAAAACTTACTCAACCTTTAAACACATATGCGCCAAATCCTCGCCATAGACATTGGATATTTCAACATGGGTCTCGTTTTCGCGGAGTGTGAAAAGGAGGTGGTACGTCCAGTGTTTATGAAAAAGGTAAGTTTGGAGGATTACAAATACATCTTTAGTAATGACATCGTTGACCTAGTGCCGTTGATGGTGAATGAGTACAAGGTGTGGTTTGACAGCGCCGAACACATTCTTATAGAGAGACAACCCCCGGGTGGATTTCAAAACATAGAAGTTTTATTACATTACATGTTCAAAGACAAAGTGACCTTGGTGAACCCGGTGTCTTTGCACGTACACTTTGGTATCAGACACCTGACCTATGAGGAAAGAAAAGAGAGAACCACAAGTATCGGGGAAAAGTATCTTCCAGAGGGTGAAGAGATACCCTATGAAAGGAAACACGATATTGGTGATGCCATATGTATGATTGTGTATTTTAACTTTCGCACGACTGTGCACTTTTTTGACCAGTTTCGTCTTAAGTAAAACGCCAAGACGCGTTGTTATTAGTCATGTTAAATTTAGACATGCGTTCGAGTGCTTTGAGGAGTTGTTCAGGGTTCGACGATTTATTGAGACGAGAGATGTTGACAAACTTTTTATTTTCTTCAGACAGACGGGCATATCTCTGTTTCACACGCTTGGCGAGGATGACCTTCGCACGAACAACAGCTCTGGCGAAGTTGGTTTGGCCCATAAACAACAATGCTTTGTTGGCATAGTTTTTTCTGTTTCGCGATTTGCCGAGTTCCTGTGCCATGTATGTTTGTGTGTACTTGAGTGTATTCAAAGGGTCCTTAATGACCGGTTGGTTCGGTTCAGTCGGCTTCACACGCAACCTTTTCACTTTATTCATAGCGTTGAACAACTCTTTCGGTGACGAGTTGGCTGACACAGATAAATAGATATTTCTTCCATTGTTGAAGATTTCTTCGGGAAGACGCGCCACGAGTTTCTGAAGGCGGTCGTACAAGATGGGTCTGGATTGACGCATAGCGTTCACGTAGTTGGGTTCTTTACGATTCGCGTAGATGGCTCGCAATCTTTGGTAATTGTAGAGTGTTTGAGCATTTCCAAACTTTTCAACCATGTTTTTAAACCTATATTCCTCCTCATTCTCCTGGAACATTTTCCGAAGATTACTCGGTCGCACCATTATTGTATTACAACTAGCTTACATTTTATTTTTAATAGCCTGACAAAGTTGTGCCTTTTTCTTTTTGCCCGCATTCACATTCAACCCTTTCGCAATGTTTTGCATGTCCTTCTTCTTCATACGACACACCCGACGCTTCACATCGGCTTCCCACTCTCTGATGAGACGTTCAACGACAGACCACCGCTTTTCCTGACGCGCCCTTACAACCTTCCCCAAGTATTTAAAATCAGTGGGAGTATATGTCGTTTGACGCATCACCTTTTCCAACATGCGTTTGTACATTTTTTCTGCGAGCACACCCTTTCCAATCATCGTACCGTAGGTATTGATTTGTCGCATCATAGCTTTTTGTTCAGCCACTGCCTTTGCGTTCTCCATCCTTTTTTTCTTCGCGCGGTGTGTTTCTAATGCGATACGAGCGGCTTCGGCATTTCTCATATTTTGTCTCTTTCTTTTTAATCGCTCTCGTTCAAGTCGCTTTTCATCTCGTTGTCGTTCCATGTCAGACAAAAGATTATTAAAGAATGTCGCTCGCTTTCTTTTCTCCGCCATATAGTATACATGAAGAATAAAAATAAAACTCGTCTCATGTATGCGACGATTGTTGTATTAGCGCTCGCCCTGCTTTACAAATGGTACTACCCCACCACCGTGGCTGTCCCTGTGGAAGTTGAAGTCCCTGTGGAAGTGCCCGTGCCAGTGCGAGTGGACCCCCCGAGACGCGCACCAGAGTACAGGGGACCACCAATCAAACAGTACAAACCTGGACACATGCAGCAGATGGGTCTCTTGTTGGGACCAAATAATGAAACCCTCCCCCTTTATGGCAAAGAAGCGCGCGGGTACAGAGACCGATACAACTACTACACCACGACAACAGGGGAACAGATGTACCCTGTACCTGTGACACACGACGGGCGTGAATGCACCGAGGACATTGGATGTCCAGAGTTCTATGGCAGTGAAAGTGTTTCAGTGACAGGGAAAGATGGTACGTACAATGTCAAGATGTATCGGACCGATGATTTTTTCTAATTCTATCAAATTCTAACGCAGTGAGACTGGTGCTCTTTGCATAGCGTGTTTTAATACCCAAGAGTTCTTTAACATCCTCATCATATAGGTTGCTAAAGAATTCCCTTTTTGCCTCCATATCACTGAGCTGCGCCCCATCCTCTTTCATCGCCTGAACGTAGGGCCAGGTGTGTTTCCGAAGATAATGGACCTCCTCCCTCAACTGAACGAGTTCAGGGAGTATGACATCTCTAATTATTTTTT